CTGTGGGACGAGGCCGCAGTGAAGGTGCTGGTCGGCGAGGTGTCCGACGGGCGCTGGTACGTGCGGCGCTACGGCGGCGGCCCGGAACGGGTGATCGCGTACGCCGGGCCGAACGCCGAGCACTACGCGGGAAAGACCGCCGGACGGTGGATGCGGACCATCGGCGGCGAGTGGGTCGAGGCGTAGCCTGGACGGGCGCGGTGCCTGCTAACGCCAGGGCCAGGATCACGGGTTCGAATCCCGCCCCGCGTACTGCCTCGCCGCTTCCGGGAGCATGACCCGGCGCTCACGCCTCGCGCTGTTTGGAAGCAGCCCACCTAGCCCCAGATGTCAGCGCTCGCGCGAAATGCTGGGCAGCTGCGAAGACTGACGAGCGGCGAGGCTCACCTCTCGTCGTCCTCGGTGCGGCCAGCGGCGAGGCGCTCGATGACGACGCGGCGGAAGACCCACGTGGTGCCCGCCTGCGCGCCCCTGAGGCGGCCGTTGGCGACCATCTGCTGAACGGCCTGCGGGCTGACGCCGAGGATCTCGGCGGCCTGCGCCTTGGAGACCAGGTCGGGGATGTGCCGGTCGCGCTCGCTCATGCCCTAACGGTACTCCGTGCCTTGCAGATCTGCAACGTCGCAGGTAGGGGGGTGTATGTGCCAACCCCGTATCTAGCTGCTAATACGGCTTGCAGATCTGCAAGCCGATGGGCTAGACTTATCTACATAAGGGAGAGCGAGACAGGGAGACGAAAGATGGACACGCTGGAGATCGACGAGCAGACCACCGAGACGATCCTCCTGGCCGGGCTGCTGGCCGCGATCAAGGCCAACCTGCAGGCCGGAGCGGACCTCTACGAGATCCTCGACGAGCTCCCCGGCGAGATCCACGCCGACATCGTCGAAGGCCTCGACCGACTCGGACTGATCTAGGGGGACCGGGGGCTCCGGCCCCGCCGGGCCGACGGGGGCTCCGGGTTCAGCGGGACCGGCTCGATATGGCTGCTGACCAACTGATAGCGCCAGCGACCCGCCGTGTCCCGCCAGAAGTCACGGTCCGCCTCAGCCCACTCGGCCCGGTCGTCGGCCGCATCCCTCGCCCTCGCGAGATCGTTGACCGCCTCCCGCTCCCGGGCCCGCGCGCCACCACGCAACGACCCGGCGCCCTTGAACACCGCCTGAAGGAACGCCAGCCCACCGCCGCCGAGCAGCAGGGTGACCAGCGGGATGACCAGCTCGTTGCCCTTCACTGGACCTCCCGCGCCCCCGGGTGCGCCTGCCGGTCCGCCTCCCGCCTGATCGTCGAGATGTCACGCCAGCGGGCCGCCAGCAGCAGAGCGACCGCGCCGAATGCGAGGGCTGCCGCCGCGCCGCTCACGGTGCGAGTCAACGAGAGGACCACGAAGTACACCCCGAACGCCGAGGAGATCAACGGCAGCCCGGCCAGCTCACCGATCCACCGGTCCGTGACCGCGCCCCAGCCGCAGAGCAGGCCGCCGAAAAGCAGGAACGCGGCCCACAGGTAGACCAGCCAGCCGGTGCTCGCCTGGATGCTGCTGACCGGGATGGCGAACGCCACGCCGCCGGCCGCCGCCATCATGACGTAGCCGGCGACACGCACCGTTCGGGTCCGACGCAGCACGAGGTCAGGCAGGCTCGACGGTGAGCTGGCCGCCGGTCACGTTCAGCGCGCCGGTCAGCTGCCCGTCCTTGCCTGGCGCCCCGGGTGCCCCGTCCTTACCAGGCGCGCCTGAAGCACCGTCCTTACCGGCCCTGACGCCCGCCATGTCCCGCATCATGCAGAAGAACTGCCAGGCGGTGATCCCGTCGTTGGGGCCCTGCCCGTAGTGCTTGCGGTAGGCGTTGACGGCGGTCTGAGTGGCGTCGCCGTAATCGCCGTCCGCGGTGACCTTCGCCCATTGGCCGGCGAAAGCCGGGGCGTCGAGCAGATCGTTGAGCATCATCTGGCAGAGCCGGACGTCCTCGGACGAGGCACCTTTGCTGATCGGCAGCATGCCGGTCTCCAATCCCCACGAGGCAGTCGAGTTGTTCCCGGTATGGTCGTGCCGGGCGCTGAAGTGTGCGTGGCCGGTGTGCGGGTCGCTTGTGCCGGTGTAGGTCCGCCAGGTCCAGCCCTGATCGCGGGAGGCGATCCGCCGGTTCCAGATGATGTATTCGAGCCGGTCGTCGCCGCGGCACTTCTCGACCAGATCATCGAACGACACGGGCCATGGACCGGTCGAGTCGATGTCGACGGCCAGCACGCGGCCCTGCGCGTCGGGGTTGTGGTCCGAGGTCCGCGCCTGGTGGGCGGGGTCGCCGATCCAGCCATCCGCGCCCTTGTCACGGCCGGGCGCGACCGCGTTGAACTCGGCCCTCAGCGTGACCAGGCACGGCACGAGGTAGGGGGCGGTCATGCGATCTCCTCAGGGGCCCGGCGGGACTTGGGTGATGACCCACGTGGGCCACGAGCCGGCCAGTGCGCCGTTCAGCCGGGTCTGCCACTCGGCGTCCAACACGACGCCCTTGTCGTTCAGGGCCTTCATGACCATGCCAAGCAAGGTCAGCAGGGTGAGGTTGACGTCGTAGAGCTGCTTGTCGACGGCCAGGATGTCCACGCCCAACTGGCTGGCCGCGGCCATCTGCCCGCGCAGCAGCGGATCGACGTATTCAGGAACGGTTGCGGCCACTTGCACCATCCTTAGAACGGTACGACGTTGAGCCTTCTCGTTGCGAACGTGCCGGTGCCGCCGGAGACGCGGTACTGCATCTGAATGGTGTTGACCCCGCTCGTCAAGCCGGTCTCGACGTAGGCCATACCGTGGAAGACCTGCGAGCTGACGATGTCGATCGACGTCGCCCAGGAGTCCGACGCCGCGATCGTGCTGGCACCGGAGACGCCCACCGACGTCCAAACGTTCGTCGTCGCGACGCTCGTGCTCTGACGGCACGAGAACGCGATCAGCGCCTTCACGCCGGTCGTGATCGCGAAGCCCGGCCCCGCGCTGCCTGCGCCCCCCGACAGCGTGCCGGTGTAGGTGGTGGACGTCGTGGTCTCGCCGCCCGCCACCGAGAAGGTGCCTGGGATGCGTTGCCCGATCGCGTTCGTGCCGGTCGCGGCGAAGATGCTGCCTGCCGTCGTCGCCTGCGCCGGCGCGGTCATCAGGAGGTTATCCCGCACTGAGGCGTTCCACTGTGCGGCGGTCAGCGCCGTCGATGCCACCGCGGTGAGAGGCGTGGTCCAGCCCATCAGGCTCCGATCTCGCGGCGCCCGGCCGCTTCCAGTTGCTTGTGGAGGAGCCCGCCGGTCGCGCGGCCCTCCGTGGTGGCGAGCAGCAACGTCCGCGTTTCGAGTGCCATCCACTCCGGCGGCAGGCACTCGTGTGCGGCGTTCTCGGCGAGTAGGTCCTCGAGGGTTTCGCCGACGGACCAGTTCTGGGTTCGCCGGACCGGGCGCATGCCGAGGATCGCTTCGATGGCCTGCGGATCGGGTGGCCAGATCACGACGGTGCTGTAGCCGCAGGCGTCCGGGCCGCCGATGCACAGGAACTCGACCTGCCCGACTTCGAGCGCGATCGCGTTGGTGCACCACGGGCGGACGCAGCGGGCGACCCAGCGGCCCCAGTTAGCTTCGGCGTACGCGACGCCCGCGATGGCGACCTCGGAGGGCGCGTCGACGATGAAGCTCGTTTCCGGCATGCCTCTCCTTTCAAAAACTGAAGAGCCCCTGGTCAAATCCCTGGCCAGCGGTGTCGAGCCGGAACATGGTCGCCGGGTTGTCGGCGCCGGATGCGGCGAAGTTGCCCTGGTCGAAGCCCTGCCCCGATGTGTCGAACATGAACGGATTCGTCACCAACGGCGGGATCTTCTCGACGCCGAACGAGGTCACATGCTCGGTGCCGCCCTGGCCGATCGTGTGCTGGATCTGCTCGATGTAGCAGTCGGAGTCCAGCCCGGTCAGCGACTCCGTGATGTGCACCCGGTCGGACAGGTTCCGGTACAGGCACTCCGCCAGCCGCAGCGCGCTGCCCGCCCCCCGCATCGTCACCTGCAACGTCGGCAGCCGATCGGCCCGCTTGGCGACGATCAGCTGAAGGATCGCCTGCGCGTCGTACGGGTTCGCCCACACCGGCAGGCGGCCGTCGGACAGGGACTTACGGCCGTAGCGGCCGATGCTGACCTGGTCCTCGACGGTGACCGTGATGCTCGTCGACTGGACCGCCTGGGCGCGCAACTGCAGGTCCTGCACCACCGAGTCGGACGCCGCGAGGATCGAGATGATCGTGGACGCGCCGGAGGTCTGCGACAGGCCGATCGTCACGCCGCCGGACACCAGCGTGTAGTCGGTGTCCTGCACCGGCACGATGGCGTTGAGGAACGGGCCCGACGCCTTCGCCGTGATGTACACCGTGGTCCCGGCCGCGATCGTGATCAGGCCCTGGCTCGACCACACCTGCGACGGCAGGAAGTCGATCGTGCGCAGCGGGACGTCGACGCTGACGCTGTTGACGATCTCCTTGAAGCCGTGGTTGTACGTCAGCGGGTCGGACATGACCGGCTCCGTGCCGACCGACCGCCACGTCGCCTGC